TTTTTTCTTTGCAGGCTTCTTTTTGAGCAATCGGTATTGCTCTTCGGCCAACCGTTTGATAGCCGCTTCACGGGCTATTTTCTTCTCTTCTTCTGTTAGTTTTACTTTCTGAGAAGAAGAAACAGAACAACCGGGAGAAACTTTTTCTATCTTGATATCCCTTTCATCATAGTAGTGCACGGCCAGTCCAAAGACTTCCGAGTCACTCATTGCAACAGCAGTTCCTCGTTTACGAGCCTCTCCTAAAATGTAACGGCAGCATTCATCAATACTCTTATTTGGATTGGCAAACTTTGGTGCAAACAGGGTATCTTCTTCTGCTCGTTGTTTCAAATAATCAGCAATTATGTCATTAAAACTTTTAACTTGTCCCATCTTGATTCCTTTTTTATTGCCTTCTCTGTGTAATGTTGATTTTTAAAGGCACGCTCCAAAAGGAGCGCACCAAAAGATTAAAGTTTAAAAGCTGAATGCTGCCACCGCCCGAACCCTGTGCCTGCCGTACTTGAGGTGGTTGCTCGTGTAGCCATTGGAGAAGTACACGCTCCATGCGGTGCTCTGGCTGTACTCGGTACTGGACCAATACCACGCCGAGCCTAACGGTTCTGCGCCTATGTATTCAAGCGCATCGTTTATGCTGTCTTTGTAATGCGCCATTAGGTTGAGTTGTTCCAACGAAGGGATGTATTCGCCATCTTCCAGCAGATTTTTCAACTTTGGATTTCTGGCTACAAGGCGTTCCGTATTGCCGCGTCCGTCAATGTCAAACAGCGCATCACATTCACGTTCGTAATATGTCCCACTTCCGGATTCTTCACGGCTATCATCGTCAAGCAATTGTACGCTATCATGCTCCGTCAGTGAGATTGCAAATGACATGTATCCGTGCTTCAACCCGATGTATCGTACACAATCTTTGGAGTTATCGCCGGTAAACGGCTCTGCGTGTCCGTCTTCGTAGATTAGATACAGTCCGCTGGCGTGCTCTACTTTGTCATCTTTAGATGGTTCGCGGTCGTTACATACGGGTTGGCCACTCTTGGTGATCGCCGGCATGATTACCGACAGGTTTAAATTTTTGATGTTAACATTCATTGTTTTTAAATTTTAGGTAGTTATAGATGTATTAATGTTTCGTGTCTTGATTGATTTCCTTTTCCAGTCTGTCGATCAGTCTTTGATGTTTGGCAGCCACATAGTTACAGTGTATTGCCAAGTTCCTGTCGCGTTCCTTTTCGAGACGCTTTATTTCTTCTAATTTCCAGTCTTTTTGCATGATCATATATTTTTTATTCCGATGTTAATAACTCAACCTCTGTACAACGAACCCACAGACGGCGGTCTAAACAAACCTCATTGGTACTTCGGTTTATGTCGACAACTTTTCTTGTTTTCTGTTTGTATTTGACAGATGAACCTATTTTACATTGAGTTTTGAAAACATTGATTTTCATTTCTTGATTGCTTTTTTGAGTTCTGAAATAATATATTTGCCGGGAGAGTGCAGCCGAGCTCCTCCTCGTTCAGCAGCTTGGATTATGGTCCAAATGGGATGCCCTATTTCTCCATTGTTCGACAATTGGCAAATGATGTTGAACTCGTCTGGAGGGATAAATAATCTGTTCAGCCTGTTGGTCAGTCCTTCGAAGTTTCTTTCTATCCCATCTGTATTGGAATCTTTAGAAAAAAGATTATTTCCGCATCCTCCATTTCCCCCTGCGGGGGATAGAGGGGGAGGATACTTTTCTTTACTTTCTTTTTCTTTACTTTCCTTTTCTTTTCTTTTATTGCTATCATTTCCCGTAGCATTTGCTATAGCTTTGCTATCATTTTCGATAGCATTTGCTATATTTTTGCTATTTCCCCACCTTTTTTCAAGACCTTTCTTTCCAGCTTCAGCTTTTTTTCTACTTTGTTCGTCTTTAATCTCCATTCTTTGTTTGAAACTTTCGGAGTAGAAGTACTTACCGTCATCGGTAAAGACAAATAACCCAAAATCTTCAACGACTGATTTTATCAGGGAAGCGTCTTCACGAAGGTCAAAGGCTATCATGTTATAATCTTTGACACTCGTGTATTCCGGTTCTTCCCTTAATCTTTCAAGGATCATAAAGTAAACACCGTAACCGGCAGCTTTATGCCGCATTCTAAGCCGTATAAGTTTGTCAGAGTTTCTTGCATTGCTATCATGGGGAAAGTAGCTTGTCAACTCTTTCCTTGTTGCCATATCATAAATTCTTCTCCACTTTATCAATATCCTGTCTTATTGAGTCTAAGCGATTCCTTCTCGTAACTAAGCAGGCTTCGAAGTGAATCCAGTTGATGCGTGCAAGAAGCATTGAGTCGGTCCAATCGGTCGACCAGATAGCATTCGTCTTCCGCGATGCTATCCAGTAAGGCATTCTGCACTTTGGCCGACAGGCAATTTTCTTTCGCTATCCGGATGATCATGTTCTGTATCTCGTCAGACTTTTTCTTCCGGAGTATTTTTTTTGCCTCTGCGAGCATTTCGCCGGTACGCATCATGTAGACCATGATGACGGATATGCGCTCTTGTATTTCCGCCGGATTGTTCGAGCAGGTGGTGTTTAGATAATCGCTTATTTCTTTTATCTCTTTCTCCATCGTCATACGTTGTTTAAGTACTCATTCACAACTTTCATAAATTCGCCGATCGAACGGACAACGACATATTTGGCGCCGATCCGACCAAACTCAGCTTCGTATTCCTTCTGGTGTACGGATTGCCTGTTTTTGCCGGCCTTCAACTCGATCCCCATAAACGGGTGTTCTTTATTTGGATATAGCAAAATGAGGTCCGGGACCCCGGCTCTGACACCCATTTGTTTAAACTTCGCCGCCTCGACTGCATTGCGATAGCCTCCGTTAGGAACGTGTATCAGCAAGTGTCTGAGGTTCGCATATTGCAAATCGAACCATCTGACTATTGACTTTTGTAATTGATCTTCTATATGTCTCATTCGTAATCGTAATTATCGTATTCATCCGGTTCATAGTCCGGTATGTCGTATCCAAAATCCATCGAACTGTTTCCTTTCTCATCCTTCATCCATCGGTGTTACAACCGTGTCACGTCCGGTCTTGTCTACGATGATCTTCTTTCCCGATACGGTGATTTCCGTCTTACATCCTTCAGGTAGGGACTGGAAGAATTTACGGACGGATGGATTGTTGGCGTCGGCTGTTTTATCCGTATTTTTGTCATCTTCGGCATCATACGGGAATATATCCACGAGTGCGGTTTCGGTAACAGAAGCGATTTCGTAATCGGCCAAAGTATCCTTCATTCCTTTTTCCAGCACTTCGATAGCTTCTTTCAAATTGGAGGCTTGTGTCAGCATCTGTGCAGCTGTTTTCTTTTCAGCTCCGCTTTTCTCGTCGAGCGTAATAAAGTAGACTTTGATCTTATAGAAGCGGTCGCCATTTTCATTGAAGAATATCTCGGACAACTTTGCCCGTTTGATGTCTTTTATCACAAACTCACCGCTGATAAAAGGGGTTAATTCTTCGATGATACGAGCCTCTGCTTCTGTAAACGACAAGGCATCAACCAAATAGGGCTCCGTCACTTTCTTTTGCTTTCCGTCCTCCATTATCTTTTCATAGGAGACTTTACATTCAAAATATGTACTTGTCATAATTATATGTTTTTTAAAAATTTCCACCTAAAACCTCCTGCTTGTCTGTATTTTCCATTGCATACTCTAGATATGTTCTGGTGTTTTATTCCTGTTAATTTAGCAGCCTGCAATATTGATTCAAATTGTCTTATAATATCCCCTTTATTATCAATCTGAATAACAGGTTTACCAGTCGCAAATTTCTTTTTTAAAATATCTCTTCTGTGTGTCTGGTTTTCAGAAGAGCTGCACCATTCTATATTTGATATATTGTTATTTGTCTTATTTCCATCAATATGATTTACCTGATTTCTGAAAATATCATGAGGCAGGAATGCCTTAGCTACTAATCTATGAATAAGAAAACGTTTATATCTCCCATTCTTAAATAGTGTCACTGTTAGATATCCTTTATTATGTTTGCTACATAATAAAATTCTGGTATTTCTTTTATATTTTCCGGTTCCCTTATTTTCAAATATCCTTTTCTTGGACCTAACTCTGCCCATATTAGAAACTTGATATAGTCCTTCATATCCGGATATATCTTTCCAGATTTCTTCCATAAGAAAATATGATTAAAAATTTGACAATAGACAATCAAAACAATCCTTGTGAGGGCTGCTTGAATGATAGTTTTTGCAGAACTCTGCAAATGCTTCAAAAAGTCCGTTGGATAAGATGAAGTAGTAAGCCTTGTTTTTGGCGTTCTTTTCTATTTCAAACTTTTGATAAGATACAGTTTTCGCACTGTTGGGCGTAGATTGAACATTACTATTATTCACGTTCGCTCTAATACTTCCTGTTCTTGGCATTTTAGGACAAGTATTTGAGTATAGAATGAAGAAAGGCTGTCGCCTCCCGTTCCGCCAAGAACAGTACACACAGCATGAGCAGTGGGTATCCAATGGGAGTGACAGCCTTATATCTTTGTGATATACGCTTTCAAATGAGCATAAAAATATACCCATTTACTCAAGCTAATATGTCTTGTTCTTGGCGTGAACACCACAAAGATACTATTCAAATCACAAATACCAAACATTTCTATAATAATTTTTAATTCAACATCTTTTGTGGGACGGGGCGGAATCGAACCGACCTGACACTATGGCTTACGCAATCACTCCCTTTCGTCCCAAAACTCCCCTCTGCATATCCTCACGGACGGCAAGGGGAAACTAACCTAAACTAATACCATGCAAAACATACTATTCGACTATTCCCAGACTTTCCAATCCGGAATGTATTCGTAATCATTCATTTCAAGCTCCTTTCTAATTTACGGGCCATCTTCCTGCATCTGCGGGCTACATCCAGATCGACCGGCTTAGAGCAGTTGGCGTCTATTAGTACTTGCGACCGACTGAGCAGACCTATGATTGTTTTAACGTCTGTTTTACTTATCCTGTCTTCATCCTCAAGTCATGGAACCTCTATCTTGTCGAAGTCAATGCCGTGTTCGTTCATGAAGTTGCCGAGAGCGATAATATTTTCACGGGTTGTTGTGACCTTGAAGGCACGAGTTAGAAGTTCCGGCTGTGCCGGCACAGGCTGTTCTTTAGGCTGATCCATAAAAGAAGGTTGCCCATTCATCCTTTGATTAGCCGTATTAAAAGGATTGGGTTGGCTAACTTTGGGTTGTTCTGCTTCTACTTTCTTACGTGCTTCTTCCTGTTCTTTTCGTTCCTGTTCAGCTTTGATACGTGCTTCTTCTGCTGCTTGGGCACGTTCGCGTTGTTCCTTCAGACGATTAGCATACTGGATGGTATTGCCAATGTTCATCGTGTCCATATAGTATGTGCGAAGTACGTCAAAATCATCACCGCCAAAGCCTTTAAGCGTTTCAAGATCTTCGTCAACCTTAGCGAAAACCGTTTCAATGTCTGCTTGTACCGCTTTCATGCTTGTGGACTTGTTAAGCCATTCCTGCTTGAAGATTTTCCGAAAGTCGATCAGATTCGTATTTCCATCGTCAAAGTAGGAACGGATAACGGCAAGTTTCTTGTCTTTATACTGCTGTTCGTTCTGCTTGACTACCGTGTCAATCTTGGCAGAGCATTCGCCAATCAATTTTACGGTTTCAGCCACAACTTCCTTGAACTCCCCGAAAGGTTTCATAAATTCCTTTTCGATTTCAAGACGTTTTGAGTTGAGAAGTTTGGCCGCCTTGTTGAGAGCAGCTTTATCTCTCTTTGCCTGGTCGATATTGTCATCGTTATAGTTTGATATATCGTACATGGGAAGAGTTGATTTTACCATGTCTCTGATTTGGATCGCATTAGTAGTAAGGCTACCTAATGTTTTTTCACTAACTACCAGTTCAAGGTCGCTTTCTTTTATTGTTATTAACTGCTGTGTTTTCATATTGGGTTTAATTAATTATTTTATCTATCAAATCGTTAGCAAGGCGTATACGCCTATCCATTTCCGCGAATATTTTTTCATCCGGCAGGATACGGACGATGTGTATCGGATCGGATTGGTATGGATTATAGACAATGAAATATACCTCTTTCGCCCCTGTACACATCATGTGTGCCATGCACTGATAGAAGTATTCATATTTTACGCTTAATAGGGATGCGTTGTCATAAATCTCGTTCTTGTAGCGCATGAATGTTGCCTGGTTGGGACATTTTATTTCCAGACAGGACTTTATGCCGGTGTTCTCGTCGTAGTAAAAACCGTCTGGACTGCTGGCAAAATGTGGAATGGTAGGATGTTTGCACGAACCGACCTCCACAATATGCAGACCGGATATTTCGGCATACAGGTTGCGAGCATCCGCCTCTTGTTCGTTGCCCCATCGTATCGCCTTGCTGGTCACTTCCGTTTGCTTGAGATATTCGGCAAACTGGCTATCGTCATTAACGATAGCCGGATTCATTGCCCTTTCTGATGCTATTTGATATATGTAGCTTTTCCCTGTTTCAGAAAAGATGTCCGTGCGCCCGCTTTTCATTAGTAAGCCGACATTGCTGCCTGTGATATTCCCATGACGGGCGCGGAACCAAGCTATCGTATGCTGTGCTGCATTATCAATCATAACAGGGTTTTTTGTGAGGGTTGTTTACTATCCGTCTCTGCTTTTTCAGCCGGGTATGGTTGCTGTTCTTCCATTTTTTTTTGGACGGCTGCTTTGCTTGCCAGATCGGCCAGCTTGTTTTTTGGCTTGATTTCTTCATATTCGACATCCTGTATGTCGTCAGCTTCTTCTTTAGTCAAGAATCCCATGCTGATTTCAGGACAGTACATACGTTGCCAGAATGCAGCAGCACGATAAGTAAGCATAAGGCTTGGCATTGTAACCCACTTGCTACCGGTTTTTGTATACCATCCTTCCTTAATTGCCGTTTCAATCGTTATAGGATCGGATTCAAGTGTCTCCCCTGTAGAAAGTTCAGTTGCGTAGGCAATACATTCAATGTTGTCAACATCTGTACCGTCAAACTCTTTTACCACTATGGTATTACGCTTAGCAACATTATCCCAAACCGTTTCGTTATATTTGATCTTTCCGACCTTACCGAGACTTCGTTTTCGGTATCGTAGGGATGAATATTTACCACTCATGTTGATGGTAGCAATAAGGAATTTGCTCGACCATGAGGGGTTGCCCTTGACAATGTAAAGGTTTTGCATGACCATCAGCGAATTCACGCCCATACGTGTTGCCATATCAATCGCAATCACACAGTTGCCAACATTGCCTTTATAGGCTTCTGGTACGATTGTGCTTTCCGTGTACATCTTTGCCATGCGTTGCATGACCTCGAACTGTTTCACTATCTGTCCGACCGGAGTAAGTGCAAATTCGGCAGCTTGTTTTGCCTGGGTAATCTGCAGTTCTGTTGTTTGATTTTCTTGTCCCATGTCTTTTATTATTTAAAGTGTTTGTGGATGCTAGGGAATCGAACCCCTTTCTTCCCCGGTCGGGGACGCTTTACCATTAAGCTATGCGCCCTGTTGCCGGTCTTTCCCGGCTGTCAAAATGTTAAAAATATATTGACTGCCTCCCAGCGGTAATTGTTCCCGGATAACCTATCAAAGTACACCGGGATGTTGTTTGAAATAATAAATAGAAACAAAATAACCGGTCTCTCACCGGACGCTGTCCTTTAACAGCGGAGTTGATTAATTAAACATTGATTATTAATACTCACCCTACCGTGCTCCTGCCTACCGGACCATTGCAAATGTCAAGGTCTACCACTTTCAAGATTTGCGGTTGCCGGTCTGAAGCTAGGTTTGCACCTCGGATGCTCAGTTTTTCTTCTATCGACCGAACACCTCTTTGAATTTGTTGTCTAAAGCATTAAGTATTCTAACTCTTATTGCCGGATTACAACTTATATTATCAATCGAATAGATTCTAGCGAGAAGCTGTTCTCTTGAACCGCAGAAACATCCACAAGTATAAAAAGGAGCAATTTGGGGGTAATTGTGTTTATACCACATATGATTAGTTCCTTTTACCGCCACATAGTTTTTAGTGACTACGAAATCGTAGGTTGTTTCTTTATAACCCGGTGTGTTAGGGTTCCCAGCTGCGCTACGGCGGACACCCCAGTTGCTATCCTTAGCCAGTTCAGTTAACATCTCTACTGGTGTGTTAGGGTTCCCAGCTGCGCTACGGCGGACATCCCAGTCACTGTTTAAAATTTCATTCTTAGTCATTCTCTATATAATTTAGATTTGAATATTAATCTTACCAATACATAGTTGTATTTTCCCATTCCCTCTGATATACATCTTCGGGATCTTCCGTATCTTCAAACCCGTCGAAGTCTTGCTCCCCGTCCGGATCTATAATGTAGATATCCCTTACCATCGCTTTTCTTTGAAAAACAGGTATGATAAATACGCCATACCCGGCACGAATAGCCAATATGACGGATTGAAGAACGCGCCGATAAACAGCGTGAATGTCATCAGCAATGAAGCTGTGAGCATGAACAGTTGAATTGCTTTCATATATCGTTGATTTTTTTAATTTCAGATAAAGAGCCGGAGCGGTCTTCCCAGAAAGCTCCGGTAACATATATAATTCTTTATTTATACCAAAAGATGCCTCGCTATATCCTCACGGACGAGAGAGGCATAAACCAAAACTTGTTACAAAATACAAAGTGGATGACGTTGTATTGAACAACATATGGCGTATGTGAAAAGGCCATACACATACACCATATCACCTGTGGTCATCCGTTTGCACCCGGCAGCCGATCCGATCGACAGCATCACGCCTTCAAAGCCGGGTTATATCTTGAAAACTGGATAGGTTAACCAACGTTTGACTCGTAACACCTAAAGGATGTTCCAGCTTTATAATACTTTCGCATTGTCGCATAAGACTTAATGAAAAGAACGATTAAACTTCATCGTGAGCTGGAAATATCTTTCCTCCCTCCATTTTGCCTTATACCGCCTTGCCGCTATCCCGATACCTCTTACGTGTAACCTATGATAGGATCAAGGACTTTCATTGTAACCATGCCAAAGAACGTTTTTGTGGGCATCCGGGATTCGAACCCGGTCAGGAACGCTTTCCTTCACCAGCCGAACGCTTTCGGCTTATGCCCTTTATTTGTTATTTTATCCTGCCTTTTGTTATCAGCCTGTCAAGGTTGTCAAGGCGATAAAATTTCTTGTTTCCCCCAATGCTGTACACTTCAACTTCTGGGATTACATCTAACTGATCTCGAAGGAATCTTACAGAGACGCCCAAATAGGCTGCTGCTTCCTGGGTCGAGAGCCATATCTTGTGGACCAACTCAACTTTCCCAGTTTTTTTTTCTCTCGCCATGATCCATTATTTTAATCGGGTTACTGATATACTGTCTACTCTTCCAGCTACGGATGTCCTAAATAGATATCCCTTCTTTTTTAGTCTAGTCGCCGCATATACTACACTTCTGTCTTTTATATCCTTTCTTGCTATTTCGACTGTTTCACCTACAGGTATCGATAGTAATGTTTCTGATACTAGAATCTTTTTTTTGATAATAGCTTTGTTCATGTTTTATATTTTTCTATTTTTGCTTATTACATTATTTAGTCGCTTCTGTAAGTTGATTTGTTCAACTTGACAATGCAAATATAGTGAGGATTCTCGCAAATCGAGTATGTTTATGGGAGAAATCTCGCAATGTAAACTTTATTTAACATTGTATATTATGGATACAAAAGGGAGGATTCTTTATTACGCTGATATAAAAGGGGTTAAGGTGTCTGCATTGGAGAGGCAATTATCTCTTGGTAGGAATTATTTTAGGAATACAGCGAAAGTGTCAGTAGAGGCGGTAGTTAGTTTTTTATCTGTATATAGTGAGGTATCTCCCGAATGGCTTCTTACCGGAGAAGGTGATATGTTGAAACAGTCTCCAGTCCATGATACTACTGATAATATTATCCCGTTGTCCCATCCCAAGACCCCAGACAAGATATACCCTATGTCAGAGTTTAATCTTTACGATATAGATGTATCTGCTGGATTAAGCCGGCTATTTTCGGAGGATGGAGATAGAAATAGGGCTTATTTGGGTAAGATATCTATTCCTAATATGCCGAAATGCGATGGAGCCGTAAAAGTAATAGGTGATTCCATGTATCCGCTACTTAAATCCGGTGATATAATCGCATACAAGGAAGTGCATAGCATAGAATCTGTGCAATACGGCGAGATATACATATTGCAGATAGAGAACGATTCTGATGTGTCTGTTGTGGTTAAATACGTGAAGAAGTCAAGTGAGGGAAATGAATACTTGAATTTGGTTTCCTACAACAAGGAGCACGATCCGAAGGATGTTAAGAAAGAGTCAATAACCGCTATGGCACGTGTTATATTGTGCATAAGGCAGTTTAGTATAATGTGATAGGTGGGTCGGAATAGCATTATTGATTCGGGACTTGTTTATTCCTCATTTTAATCATGTTTAAAGATATGGTCTATTACCTTTCTGTTCGCTTCGTCTACTTTCTTATAATCGAATTTGATATATATAGATGTTACCTCCGATCCTATGCTATGTCCAAGAGCTTCACTGATCGTTTCTTTTGGGATATCGATAGATGCGGCTATTGTGGCCCATGTGTGGCGGGACCAGTAGGAAGATAGGTCTTTAAAAAGAGGTTCTCTTACTTTTTTCCCGCCTCGCCCAACTCTTTCCATATTTCCTATTTCTTTCAATGCTATCCCCATTCTGTGTAGAAAGTTTTTGTAATCCTTATATTCATCCATTATATTTAGAAGATAGTTGTTTCCTCTGTAGCGATTGATTATTTCCATTGCTTCTGGTTCTATCTTTATTGAGTACAACTTTCCGGTCTTAGCCCTTTTATATTCCAATCGTCCGTTGTCTATAGAATCTGGCTTGGCAAGAAAAAGATCTGCTGCATTAATCCCGATCAAATAGAACATGAGCATAAACATATCTCTGTATCTTACCTGATATTCCTCACAAGGATAATCTTTTAATGTCTGGAGCTGCTCAACACTAAGAGATCTCTTCCGGGTTTCTTCTTTTTTGATTTTGAATTTACGAAAAGGATATAGTGTGGTGTATTCGTTATCTATAGCATAATTGAATACCGATCTGATATTTCTTAGATGGATGGCATAGGCATTTGTTTTCATCCCGGATTTGATCATCCACATTTCAAATCGCTCAAGCCATTTTTTATCAATAGTTTCGAATGTCGCTTGTGGATCGTAGCGATTAATTTTATTTTTTGTTGTGGTATATACTGTTTTTGTCCCTTCTTTCTGCTTACTTGATATAAACTCGTCAAGGTAGTCGACAAAATATCTTTGGATAGGTTTCGGATTTTTATCCATCTCTTTATTTAGGACTTCGCTGTTTAGCAGATCCCTTAACTTTTTATCCGTTATTGACCCTTTAATCGATATGAATAGTTTTTCAACTTGATTAAGCATATCTGCCAGTGCGATATTCTTCAATTTGAAGTTGGATTCCTTTTTTGTGAATGCTCCATCCTTGAATGTAGAATCAGTGCCATAATATCCTGTTCCTAGATATAGATAGGATTTATTGAATATTCGTAATGCGATCGGATATTTACCGTCTTTCCTCTCTCTTCTCTTATCCAATATGATAGTAGCTTTCAT